GCTTTGGCAGGTGCAAGGTTGATTACTTGACCAGGCTTAATAACATTAACATTGGCAATCTGCGGATTAAGTTTAGCAACTTGCGCAGTTGTCATACCCGCTTTAGCGGCGATTGCGCTAAGCGTATCACCCTTCTTGACGGTGACTGGTGCCTTTGTGGTTGCCATTATACTCCATATCCAAACGCTCTACCTAATGCAGTAGCCGCGCTGCGTGCAGCGTCGTTTGCAGCAGATGTCTTTTCCCACTCTTTAGTATTGCGGAGATATGTTTGGAAATCAGATAAAGACATTGAAGGTGCCTTTCCTGCAGTTCCATCTGGGCGCAATGCCTTTTGAAGATGTTGGTTATTTAGTTCAATAGACCCTGGGTCTAATTCTAGTTCTTTTGCCATCTTGTTGATATATGGCTGAGCCAAGTCTTTGACTGTAATTCCTGGAGTATCGCGTAGGCGTTCAGCAAATTGAGGATATGAAAGGATTGCGTACTTGTTATTGAGGATAGCCTTGAAGCCATCTTCTGTTAATGTTCCCATACCAATTTGCTTGGCATATTTCTGGGTCTCTGCCTCAGATAGGGTATCTGCTCCACTGTCGTCAACAATCTGACGAGCCTTTGTAAGAGCATCAAGAGCCTTACCACCTGCAGTGGCAGAGTCTTTAAAGTTAATCTTAGACCAAGCGAAATCCTTAGCATACTGATTAGCATCGAAGTATGATGGATATTGAGTAGTAAGGATATTAGATACTGTCTTGCTAATATCTGTTGCGCTAGCACCAGGGGTTACATTGTCAGCAGTAGCACGAACTACTTCGTCATATTGCTTAGATGTCTCAGCATTAAACTTGTCAGCAAATGCTTTAACATCTGCATCTGTAATAGCACCTAGGTAACCAGACTCGCGGTATGATGCAGCCAGCAAGGTCTTTGCGGCAGCAAGACCAATCTTTGTGATAGTCTTTGATGTAGTACTGCCAGCCTGGTTCTTGTTTCCACCAGAAAGATACTGCATAACACCAGCAACAATAGCATTGACTTTTGCTGTCTCTTCTGGAGTCTGCGCTGGTGGCGTAGTTATTTTATCACCCATTAACGAACCGCCTTAAATGTATCATTGTCAAAGTATCGATTAATAATCTTCTGGAGTTGTGGATGCCACTGTGAAATGGTGTCCGCAATGTAGTTTTGGTATCCAACCTTTAGGTTAGTTTTCTGTTGAGAACCTTCTGGTAAAGAATTGTAGATACCCACGATTGCATCGCGTGCTGCCATAAAGACTTTAACATCATTCCAAAGTTGAGATTTTCCATACTTGTTCATAAAGTTAGGGTCTGATATAATCTGGCTCAATCCTTGAGCATAGACGTAGGACTTGTCTCCAGCACTCTTTCCAACTTGATACTCATCTGTCCACCAGGAAGGATTTTCCTTTTTAAGAACATCATTAGCATAAGAACGAAGAGCCTGTTGTCCACCCTTGAGGCCAGCCAGTGACTTAACGCCTGGAATCTTCAATGCTTCTTTTGTAAGATTATCTTTAAAGGTAATATACTTATCCCAAGTGCGATTGTTCTGGCGAATTTGCTCAGCCTCCATAGGAGTTGGAGCAATGCTATTCAATGGCTTGCCATTAGGCAAAGTTGTTGTTGGGTCCTTGAGGTAGTTGTATACTGAGAGGCTAAAGTTTTCTTTAGTCACATCAATATCCATACCTAGCAAACCAACCAACTTAGGGTCTAAGTCGTAAAGGTTGTTGATAAGTCCAAGGTTGCCACCATCGGCAAGACGCTTATAAGAACTAATTGTTGGAGCAACATAAGTTGCTGCGCTAGAACCCTTAAGAGTTACGCGGTCAATTGGGAAGTTGCTTCCCATAGTCGCTAGAAATTCTTCTTCTGCGGCAGTCTTAGCAGCATCCCATTGAAGTCCCTTTGATTGGTACTTCTGTACGAGAATACTATAGAACTGGTTGAATACATCCATAGGACGTGTATCAACTTTGACTGGAACACCAGCAGGAGAAGCAAACTCTAGGCGAGCCTTGAGTGTCCACATTCTCTTTGTCTCATCAAGGATTTCAGCATCGGTAGGCATCTTCTTGTCAATGCCCATCTCAACTAGCGTAGCGTGGAAATCATATACTGATTGCCAAGATGTCTGCCAGTCTGCCTTACCTTTAGATGAACGTGCCCAGTTTGCTGAGTCACGCAACCATTGAGGAATGAATGTTTCCTTGAGGGAAGTCTTTGCTCCGTAAGGGAAAAATGTATCGTATGCTGGTCCAAGAATTGTCTTGATAGTTTCTTCTGAATCAGGATACTTGCTTTGAATCATACTTACTGGCAATGCACCAAATGGGTTAGGGCTTGGCAAGTTAAGTAGGAAGCCTAGTGAACGAGCATTAAGTCTAACACCCTTGCCACTAAAGATTTTATGACCACCGATATTGATATCGCTAGTTCCAGGGATAACAATATACTGAGCCTGCATAGGGTCAGTTACTGGGTTGCCATACTGGTCTACTCCGAATGAACGGAATGCGCCTTGGTAGTCGTGCAAGAATCCAGCAGTACGAGCAGGGTTCTTAATTGCTAGACGACCATAACGATAGAAAGCGTTGAATGTTGCAGTAGGGAATGCAGCCACTGCGCGAGCAGCAAAGAGTGCACGAAGTGGACGAGGAACTGTATAGAAAGTCTTTTCAGTCTCGATAACTGCTTCACGCGCCGCTGCTTGGCGAAGTGAGTTGAGCATATCAACATCAATCTTTACACCTTGTGCAGCAAGGTTATTAGCCTTACGCGCTACATTGTCCATAAATGCTTTATCAGCAAATGCCCAACGAAGAGGATTTTCTGGCTTAGCCAACTGTTGGAAAGTCCAAGAGATTCCACGAGTAATCATATCGTCAAGGTTTTGCAAACCCTTTTTGCCAGCGATTAGGCTAGCAGAATCATAATCAAAATCAAGTGGGTGAATAGCACTTAGGCGGTCTACCTTATCAGCAAGCAACTTCTGCAAATCTACAGATGTAACTTCGCCTTCAAGAATACGAGCCTGTGCAGCCTCGCTAGGAATATAGCGGTCAACCATACCAATCTTGTTACGGATATAGTTTGGAATGTCTGCTTCTGATGTGATGCTAAACTTGCCTAGGTAATCTTTACCTTCTTCTGTCTTAGCCCAAGAAACTAAATCTTGCTCTGACTTACCAGAAAGAATGCGATTGATAAGCGGGTCTCCACGCCAGTTGCGATTCATAAGGTAAGATAGTTCCTCAAAGTATTGAGGGCTAGTTACATCAGTAATCAAGCGAGGTCCACGACGACCTAGCAATCCAGCACGAACACCAACATTCAATTCACCAGCATAGTTAGTTGCTGCTGTTTGAGCGTTTGATAGTTCTCCGCGAAATGCCTGTCCCCATTTATTCTCATTATACAATGATTCAATGTTGACCCATTGGCCATTAACCATACGGTACTGGTCACCAAGACCATAGTAGCGTTGCTTGTACTTTGTTGAACGACCAAATACTTCGGCCTGAGTCTTAAGAGTAGACTTGAGGTTTCCGACAATGAAGTCGATATCATCCCAAGATTCAGCAATCTTCTTATTAACTTCCTTTAGCGCAGCCACATCTGGCATAAGGCTATGGATTTCTCCCTTTGCCTTGCCAATAGCAGACCGAGCATTAGCAATTTTTGAAGCATATTGAGCACGAAGATTTGCAGGTGTTTGAGTCTCTAGGAATTGCAAGCGACGCTCAAGCGTGGCGATAGATGGAATCTCTGGGATATCCATACCGAAAGGCTTTGTCGCTGCACGGAATTCCAGTTCAAGATTATCAACCATATTGTTGGCTGCCTTGAGTTCTGCGGCAACGTGAGGTCCGTGTTGTGAAATCGTTGCTGGTGAGTATACGCTATCAGCCTTATAGAAGGCTTCCCATTGCGCTTGGTACAAGTCGCGCATATTGATTGCTTCTTGCAACTGATTGCTAACGTGGCGAACAGCCTTATTAACTTCCTTTAACTCTTCACCTTGAAAGACGCGAGTTGCTTGTTCCATAATACGATTGTGTGTATTCTGGAAGAAGTGCTTTGTAGCAGATGGGATTCTATCAGTGATATACTTAGCACCATTGGCTAGATATGCGCTGATAAGCGGTTCCATATATGACTGCTTGACAATAAATGATGGACGAGCAAGTGCATCGAAAGACCAAATCTTTACTGCATCTTTGTATACAGATGATACAATGTCTGCTGGCACTTGGGCTTTAGCCTTGACTGCGCTGCCAATACGGTTCTGCACTTCTTGTTCAAAGATGTCCCAACGGGAGAATCTAAATGATTGGCGAAGTTGCTGTTGTGTTTCAGCAGTGATGAGGATACGGTTTCCACGAGCATCAATGGCATAGCCATTCTTGCTGATGTTACCAAAAGCCTTTTGAGTGTTAGCCTTGATTTCATCAACCAATGGCTTAACCTTGCTCATATCAGACTCACCCATTGTGCGGGCAATGTCTTGACCTAAGCGTGAATCAAGTGTATCAAGTACATTGTGTAACTTTGCTGGGTCAGTGATGACGGCAGCAAGTTCGCGCTTTACAGCGGAACGATATTCTGCAGCAGATATTGTCTTATTGATATCTACGCGAATCTGGTTTCCACCATTTTGGAATAACTTAAGGTTATCAAGCATACCATCAACTTCATCGAATACATCGAAAGGACGGATACCATTAAACTTTACAATGCCAACTGGCATACGGCTAGTTAATCCACGAGTTACTGGAAGAGTAACGAAGCGTGTAACGAAGCCATTACCGCCAAGAATAGTCTCAGCGAATCCGTGTACATTGCGGAAGTCACGTACTGTTGCTGCTGCGCCTAGTTCTAGTGCACGGCCACGAGTCTTAACCAATGCCTCACGAGCAATAATTGGTTCTGCAGGTGCCCACTCATTTCCAAGGTGACGTGCTCCACCAGTTGCTGGGTCGATGAGTGCGTTCTTAATCTTAGCCATCTCTGGATTAGACGCGATTGCATCATCAAATGCTTTATTCAAACGACCCATTGGGTCGATATCTTCTACCATTACTGGAGCCTTTTCAAGGGCTAACTTACCAGCAAGTTGGGCAGGTACATCTGCAGCATCACCAAGAAGGTGACTGTTGTTGCCTACGCGTGTAAGGCGGTCCATAGCAGTAAGGTCGCCCTTATCTGCAAGAATCAAATCGCGTACAATATCGCGGTCTTTGATTCCACCAATGATATCTGGAAGGCGTTCATTGTTGCTGTACTTGCGTACAAGTGGAACAATGAAGTTCATATCATCTGATGCAGCCAACTTAATTACATCTTGAGAGATGTTAGTTACTTTACCAGATGCACCTAGTGTATCAGCGTATTCAAATCCTGTTTGGATATCCATTGCCATTTGAGCAACAGTCTTTTCGCGAGCAAGTAGTCCTGCTCCACGAAGTGCGGCCTTGGCTGAATCGGCAACGATACCAACTTCGCCAGGAATGGCAACGTTAGAAATGACAAAGTCACCAATACCAGTAAACCACTTACCAACCACGTTATCGTGGAATGTAGCCTTGATAGACTTATCGTCCCATAGGTCAATCTTATCTACATCAATGCCACCAGCACCAAGTACTACGCTTGATAATCCCTTGATAGGGGTTAAGTCAGACTGAGTAAGAGCCTGCATTGTAGATACTTGCTCACTGCGGTTATACGCACGAACAATATCAGTTAGTTGAAAACCTTTTTCGTATTCTCCAGAATGGTATAGTGGAGAGTTTAAGTCTGTGAGCAACCCTGCAGTAGCAAGAGGTCGCATAATGTAAGGAGAGATTACCTTATCTTCTGCAAGAACTGCGCCCTTAAGAAGCACATCTGAAAGAGGATTCTTAAGTGGTTCATTGATAGAAGGAATAGTCTTAGCAATTGCATCGCGTGCAGTTTGCTGCAATTGTTCAGCAGTTTGGATGGTCATCTGACCACCGGCATTTTGCTGAATTGCACCTGCTCCAATAGAGCCACTAGCAGCAGCGATTTCGCCTTCTGCGCCAGTTACAATACCAGCAAAGAACTTAGGTACTGAGGCAATAGAATTGGTAAATGATGACCAGAAGGACACTACTTACCCCCAGCCTTAGTTGTAATAAAGTTATGTGATTCGCCACCCTTTGGGTTATCACCTGTTAAAGCCTTAATAAAAGCATCGCGCTCAGCGGGAGAATCCCAAGGAACCATCGCTAACTTAAGTACAATGCCAGCATTTTCGTAGCCCAATGAATTGGCGAACTTATCAATGCTATCGTAAAAACTACCATCCATAAACAACTTGTTCATTACTGTTGTCCTATTAAGTAATTCACAAATCTCTTGAATGAATCAGGGGTATCTTGCATACCAGCAGCCTGTTGTAGTAGTGGGATATACTTAGAAATAATCTGTTGATTCTCAGTTAAACGAGTATCAGCATTAACATTAGGTAGTACTTCTGAACCTGCTCCTGGACCAACATCTACACCGTGTGTAATTGGTTCATTAGGACGCTCAGTTGGGCTGAGTAGCGGGTTGATGGGTACAGCAGTCGTAGAAGGTACTGGATTTCCAGCCATAGGTGCTGACGCTTGTTGGTCGTTCACTTGCTTGTTCTGACCATAAGGCATACCTGTATATTGCTGATTTGGTTGACCAGATGCGGAGCCTGCTCCACCTGTTGCAGAGACACCAGTCTGGTTCTGTGATGCGCTTGGACGATGTCCGCCGCTTCCTTTTCCACCCATTGTGTCTCCTTACTTAGAATGTTGCGTTACTGTTTGATATGGACCATCTGTATATATACTTAACTTAGCGGCAATCTGTACCGCTTTAAGTGGCTTGGCTCCTGCGTGTAATGCACCAAGTGCAATGCTAGAACCAGAACCTACAGCGTAGAATCCATCTATATTTCTTGTTACTGAAAGGTCATCAGCAACTTCAAAGAGTTGCCCGTTTACTGCTATAATGAAATCAAAGCGGGAACCCGCTCCTTTTTCTTGTTCTTCTTCAAAGTTATAGCCATTATCTTTAAGGCATTTACGCAGAGAAGGCATAGCCTTTGATATCATAAAGTGATAGATATCTTTCTTATCTGCCAATGTAACCTTGGGTGGGTTCCAGATATGCTGTGCGATATCACACGGAGCAACTTCTCCTGAACCACCAATAATAAAATCACCACGTTGGTTTAACTTGGTCATATCTGGATGAACCCAGGTACGCCCACTATCATCACTAACTAGGCTGTCAGCAACCATAGTGCAACTATCTTCATACTGCACACCGATGATTGTTGTCATTGTCCCCTACTTAGTTAGTTACTTGTTTTGTTGAACCATTCGTGCACTGCCACCAGCATTACCTGACGCAGTTAAACTTGAAATAATACTTTGTACATCCGGTGCTGCTTGTGGAGCCGCAGGCATTGGTGCGCCTCCGCCTTGTTCTGGAGGAGTAGAGCCTCCTACTGGAGCACCAGCGGGAGCAGGGGACGTTTGCTCAACCATAGGATTAGCCCCAGCAGGAGGAACCTGTGGCGCGAATATGTCCCCAATAGCATCCTCGACGGATTTGCCACCTTGACGCGCCTTGATAACCGCAGCAACCTTACGAATAACATCTGTTGGGTCTTGCCCACCAGCGGCCATTTGAGGGATTGCTTGGGTGTACGTTTGAAGTGAGGCAATAAGCGAGTTACGCATATCCTCTACTTCAATCTTTTCTTGCTCTTGCGTTACATTCACATTGAATGGAAGTTCACGCATAGCCATATCCTTGGAGATTAATTTGCCTCCGAGGGCTTGTAGCATAAAGATAAGTCCTTGCGCTGGGTTCAAACCAGCCAACATACCGTAACGAACATCTGCGGAGTAGTCTCCCTTGATGTCCTTGCCTGGTGTATATGTAACTACATATGGTGAACCAGCATCTACGCCACGAATTGTCTTTTCAACATTGAAATACATCTCATCAACTTCGAAGCAGATAGCGATAACATCGCGAAGTGCTGCAGCAAAGATAGCCTGAGAGGATTTAACTTGGGTATCAAATGCACCCATAAGAGCCTGTACGCCTTGACCAGTAACAACTGAGGCGTTGATGTTTCCAGTACGACCTTCTGGGTAACGAGCACCCACGCGAAGTTCCTGGTTGAGCAATGTCTGCTCAGTAAATGCACCTTGTGGTAGAGTAAGTTCTACACGACGAACACCTGCAGGGTTTGAAGTACGGATAACCGCATCCCCACCCAATTGGAGTTCCTGTACATCCTGTGGAAGTACAATAGGTGACTGTACTGACTTCTCTGCGGCTTCCATTGCAAGCATCGCGAAGCGATTTCGTAGCAATTGGATACCAATAACATCATCAAACTGGCCACGCATCTCAGCATCAATGCTAGGACGCTTAGCAATAACAACCATCATCTTACCAAGTGGGTTCTTGGCGCGAGAAAGAACTAGGTTATTGCGTGAAGGTACATACATAACCGACTGGTCTTTGTCATAATAGCGGTAGATATCTACTGTGCTATTGATGTCCTGGCGATATCCCATATCTCCAAGGAGTTGTGCTTCATATTCAGGGAATTGAGCAATCAATTCACCCAATGTCATCATATATCGCTTAGCAAAGGCTACGCAACGACCATAGCGGTCAAACTCTGGGTACGACAGGCGCGGATTCTCGATGCGGATACGAGGCAACTTAGCCTCTTCATCTAATTCTACGATAAAAGGAATAAAACCGTAGGTGATATAGTAGTCTGCGCCTGTGTACATATTGACCGAAAGGTCAGAATGAATGAAATAATTAGATGCAATACGAGTACGGTTATCAGCAAACTTACGAGCACGGTCATTAACTTGATTAGCAGCAGAACAGTTGACAGATGGTAGTGGTGCCATTACCTCAGATAGGTCGCGTGCGACGATATCAATGAAGTTGGCTACTACGTTAGCATCTACGCCATCTGGGAAGAAGTCTGGATATACTTCTGCAATCTTTCCTTGACGAACAGAAAGAACGTCGTTGGCAGTAGCATCCCGCTCCGTAGAGCGATAGACGAGAGATTTGATTCTCGCATCAATCTGCTGAATATTTAATGCCATTGTTTTCCTATCCGTAGGTTTCTACCCATTGCTCTGCAAAGGCTTCATCTAGATTGAGGGACATACGCTGGCTCTTCTGAGCCCGTGTTGCCCACCTGTTACTTTGATACTGATTAACTCTACTAGACTGTTGCATAAGTTCGCGTATTCTAATGATAGCGAACCAGAGTGCCATAACTGTATCTGTAGGGTTTCGAGTATCGGGCTTCCAAGTGATGAGTTGCTGGACTAAGGTCTTGAGACCCTCAGAACCTTCGTTGCTTGGAAGTTCGATAATATTGTTGTCTTGGAATCTACCATCTCGGGTATTACCAAATAGTGCTGCCATAGATGCTACACCAAAGGATGTATCCCACTTGTTCTTACCTGTGAAGTGAGATTCAAGGCGAGTGCCGTACTGGGCTAACCAGTTACGCAAGTCCTCATCCAAGGCGTAAGCCTTCTGGTGTGCGTTAATTTCAATACGAAGTTCTTGTGGACGATACTTCTCCACCCACTCTTCGATAAGTGCTCTAATCTTCATTGGATTAGGGTCTGTCATATTGACAGCATCTAAGATATAAATCTTAGAGTCAGCACGGTTATATGTAGCAATAACCGCACCTGTATTACCAGTCATTGCCGGGTCGAGACCCATAACTGTGTATGAAGATTCAATATGCTTGGGATGTCCCGGAACTCCTGGTTTAAGGGGTCCTCGCTTACGCATTCCGTTGACGGAACCTGTAATGCAGATGGGGGAGAAGATGGAATCTTCTTGAACATCTTCCTGTTGGTAGACCATAGCCCAGACCGACGGAGCAACCTCAGACCTTCTTGTAAAGAGTGAGGGTCCATCCCACTTGGTGTAGAGCCCGTTCTCATCTGGTTCATCAACGTCGCCTTCTGGTCTATCAGTCTTAGCCCAGAGTGCCTTCCAGTTCTTAGGGTCCTCATCAAATTCAAGTACCGCTGGTTGGCTGAAATAAGTAAAGGGGCTTTTGCCGCCTGTCCACTGGGAACCGTCCCGAATCATTTTGTACAAATCTATAGGAGCGACACGGGTTCCTACTATCAGCAGTTTTCCGTGCCGTCCCAAGCGTGTGATAACTTCCTTTTGAAGCCATTCAATTTGCTTCTCCCACTCGTGGGCATTCGAGGACATCACAACGTCGTCTAGGATAATCAGGTCGGCGCGAGCACCGTAAATCTGAGAACCAAAGCCAAGTGCTTGGACTGTAGGGTCCTTCTCGCCTGAGTCACGTCCCGTACCTAGGTAAATCATATCTGCCGACCACTGGGTAGCATCTTGCTTATAACCACCAGAGGGGCCGAAGGCAACCTGCATCTTGGTAAATGCTGGGTGGCTTAATCTTGTCTTGATAGCACCAAGGAACTTGCGTGCCATACCTTGAGTCTTAGAGACGATAATGACTCGAGCATTAGGATTGGTGACTATCTTGTACGTCACATAGTTGGTCGTTATGACCGTCGACTTCGCGTGTTCTGGCGGTACGTTGATTAAAACACGATTCGCAGCACCAGGCTCGTAGGTCATAGACGGATGAATCCATCGTGGCTCCCGTCCCTCGATAAGGTCGTACCAGTCGAGGTGGTGGTCAAAAAGTTTGGTATCTAGGAACTGTTCGCAGAAGTCAGGGTAGGAAATGTCCTTGAGTTCCTTGAGGTCCTGTTGGATTCCCTTGCCTGCAAGGCGGGCTTTCTCTGCCGCTTCTTTAAACTCTGGGTCTATAAAGCACCATTGCCGATAGGCAGCCTCGGTGCGACCCACATTCTCCATAGCCGTCTTGATATTGGAGCCTTGCTCCAGAAGGGCTAAAACCTTCTTTTGGGACTCGTCCTTACCCATATTCTTGACTGCCAATTGGTGCTCCTAATAACTATAATAACGGTCCCGATTAACGGTAGACCTGTCCCAATATTATATATTATATTATATATATTATAGTGAGCGGAGTTCAAACGGAGCGAACTCCGTAATAATTATCTATACATATAAGATAACCTGTTCAAAACTGAAAACCGAACAAAGTTCGGTGATATATTTTTAAATTGGGTAATAATGTCCAATTTATATACATAATATAGCCCCCATAACATATAGTTTTAGAGGGACTCTATAATATGTTGATGAACCAAGTTTAATACACCTAGGGTCAAAAGATTATGATTTCGATTAGACCTAATGTCTAGACCAATTGTCTAAATTACTAGACCTATTTTCTAGACTTACGGTCTATGAATAGAGATATCTAACGCTTCGAACAAATGTTCGAGAGCGAACTATCCCCCCGACCATTCCCCCCCGTATTAAAACAATACGAACAGATGTTCGAATATCCCTATGGATTAGACTCCAAGTCTAGACCTGCCGTCTAGCCTAGATATCAGGAATCTATGGTAAGATGAGGTATCGAACAGATGTTCGAACTTAGGCGATAGGGGAAATGTCGATAAATCGACAATTAGGCGTATTAAATTAATACACCAAAATTGGCGAAATGAAGTAGACAATCTCCCCGAATATGCCCTAAGATGAAGCCAGTGGAAACCACTCCACTCAAACCGAAAGGCAAAACCCAAAATGGCTAAATCAACTAAATCAACAAAGGCTCCAAAGTCAGTTAAAACCGCTACTTCTGAGAAGGTAGTCGTATCTGATTCTCATATCATCAATGCCTATCAATCTCTCACCGAAGATGCGAAGCACCTCGAAGCAGGGTTCATTATCGAACTCGCTGCCGAACTCGAAGCAGGTTCGACCTCGGTTCGCATCATCAAGGCATCAATCACCGAAGCCATCAAGGTAAGCGGAAACGCCCCTACTATCCGCCCCGCACACGCCCAGTTCTTCCAGACCTTCGCGAAGATTACGGACAAAATCGAAGATGCTTCGACCCGCTCAATCTCCGACCTGCTCAAGTTAGCCCAGCGACTTCAGACCGCCGTTAAGGTTGAGGGTGTCGATACTGCTCTCGAAGGTGTCGAAGGTATCGAAGCCCTAGATGAAGCGACCCCTACCCTCGCGACCACTCGTGCCAAGGGTGAGAAGAACGCCAAGGCAGAACCCGCACCCCGCACCCTCGAAGGTATCTTCGCTAATACGCTCAAGGATATAAAGGCTCTCCAAGGTTCGCGCTCAGTGCGCGACCTCGCGACTACCGACCTAGAAACTATGAATAACCTTCTGCTTCTATGCGCGGAAATCGCGAAGAACTCTCGCGCCAAGGCTAACGCCACCAAGTAATCCGAACCGCCGAATAGCCTCGACCCGAAAGGGTCGGGGTTATTTTTTTATCTAAATCCGACACGCCCGACCGCGGGGGGAAAAACCAACACAAACCAACACAAACTTGCGGGGCAAACCCCGCCCGACACAAACCGCTTGGGGTGGGCTCGGTGTGGCGCGTGGCTGGCTCGCGTTGGGGTGGGTGAGCGTGGGTCTGCGTGTGGGTGTATTAAATTAATACATCGAGAATGGTTCTTGACTTATGGGGGTATTCGTACTAGACTAGTGCTATAAGAATAGAAATATGGGAATTGCCCAGCCATAGTGTATTAAATTAATACAATGGATTGGTTAGACGATACTTGACTTATTGTCTAAGTTAGGGTAAGATTGTCTTATGAAGTTGAGAAGTGCCCAAGCAATATCGAGTGTATTAAATTAATACATTCGCCAAGTTTAAGGAGATAGAAAATGTTTGATGAAAGTTCAGACCTTATGGATATCGCACACGACTTCCTCACTGATGAGGAAATCGCAGAGATTCTAGCCGAGGAAGATGCGCTTGGCGTAGATATCTCGCTAGATGAGATTCTTGATGATGAAGAAGATGACGAATACTCAGATTGGGCTGAGTAATACCATCTGGAAGCCCACGCTGGAGCGTGGTTACGGGTTCGATTCTCGTAGTGGGCACTGTGTATTAAATTAATACACTTAACGAAAGGAATGATATGTACCTCTCAATCGGAGATATGTTTGCCCTAGGGCTAGCATTATTCGCAAGTCTATTCGTAGTAGTCATTGCTTTCCAGCGTGTCTATGTCTTAGAGAAGCGAGTGTTTGCCCTCAAGGTGGAACTCGACTACGCCCGTAGCCCCGAGGAATACCAATGATAGACAAGATTAGTATCACGCTTACGCTTAGGGATATCGAAGTAATTCGTATGGCTCTACGCACTGAGTACACTAATCATATGCGCAACGACTTTAAGGCTTTAGCGGCTGAGAATGAGGACTTGCGTTCCTACCTAGTAGATGCTACAATTGATGCTATGAAAGAAAATGCTTAATACCCTAGATGTATTAAATTAATACACTAGTTTCTCGAAGGGATAAGGTTATGAGCGAAGAAGAAGTCAAAACTGTTGAGTGTATATCCTGCGATTCAGAAATCGAAGAGGCGGAAGCACTCACCACCAACAATGCTGAGCCAGTCTGCTCAGATTGCTCGGTTCATTGTGAACGATGCGGAATGATTGATTACGACCTAAGCGATTTCGTCAAGGTAGATTCTTACGATATTTGGTGCGACTCGTGCGCTGGTTCATATGCCGAGTACTGCCAAGGTTGCGAGGAATACCACACTGGAGATACCTATTACGCAGAAGATAGAAGTGGCTCTTACTGCGAGAGATGTATCGATAGCGCGGAATGGTGCGATACTTGCGACACCTATAACTTTGACGGGTGTTACCACGAAGAGGAGAGTGATTACATTCACGATTATTCTTACCGCCCCGACCCTGAGTTTCATACCAACGATAAGTCTGAGCGACTATTCTTCGGTATGGAGATTGAGGTAGAGGCTCCGCGTGAGGATTACTCCGCTATGCGTGAGGCTGCCGAGTACGCTGGCTATCGCTTTGAGGAGAATGGCTTAGCCTATCTTAAGTCTGACGGCTCGCTTAGTTGCGGGTTCGAGATAGTTACGCACCCTATGTCGCACGATTTCTTTAAGAATAGTGCTACTGATTTCTGGAATACGCTCACGCAACTCAAGGAGTCGCACAATATGCGTTCTTGGTCTGCGGGTACGGCTGGACTTCATATCCATATCTCTCGCTCCGGATTCAGTACTGGTTCACACCTTCACCGATTCCTGCGCTTGGTCTATGAGAATGAAGCGTTCTACTCTCGTATCGCTGGCCGCAAGTCTGAGCGTTGGGCTAAGTTCGATGATGTCGTGGCTAGTATTGACGGCAACGGCAAGGCTCACCGCACCTATAAGAATAAGATTGGGCACGAAGGTCGCAGTGATAGGTACTCTGCGGTCAATACGCTTAATCGCAATACAGTAGAGTTGCGCATCTTCCGTAGCACGCTCAATACCGATACGGCTAAGTCTATGCTTGACCTTGCTCACGCAAGCGTTGAGTACACACGCCGACTTAGTGTTACTGATGTACGCAATGGTGCCTTAACCCGTATTAATTTAATACAGTACCTTCACGACAATAAAGATACTTACTCACACTTGATAGCCCGCTTGGACAGATTGTTCACTGCGGTAGATTCAGAATAGGAGATATACATATGTGCTTACTACTAGTATGCGAGCCCAACTCAACACCCAAGCGTAAAGATTTAGAGTGCGCTTCTTGTAATAACCCTCACGGATTCGGCTACGCCGTAATCGCTGACGGCAAGATTATTACTGGCAAGGGTATGAGTGCTAGGAAAACTATCGATGCCTTCCTCAAGGTACGCAAGCAATACCCTAATGGGTATGCTATGTACCACGCACGATACGCTACACACGGCGTTAAGAATGAGGAGAATTGCCACCCGTTTAAGGTTGGCGAAGATGAGCGCACATATCTAGCACACAATGGCATCTTGGATATTGATATCCACGCCACTGACCGCCGTTCAGATACTCGTGTGTTCGCTGAGGATACCTTGCCCGCTATGGGTGGTGTGTCTGCGCTTGATGATGATAACGCGTTTAAGATTCTTAGCAAGTGGTCTACGGGCAGCAAGATTGCTATTCTCACAGTAGACCCTGCTGCTAAAGAGGTCTGCTATATCATCAATGAGTCTGCTGGTCATTGGGATAATGCTGGTATCTGGTGGTCTAACTCGACCTATAAGGAAGATACTTGGTCTAAGTATATCGGACTTCCCAGTACGGGTAATGCTCCCGTTGATGCGGAAGTTATGGATGACTATGACTGCCAACTATGCGGTACCTATATGTTCGAGGATTCTAACCCGTACTACTGCGAAAATTGCTACTCGTGCTTCGATTGTCTAGGTATGTATGGTGATGACTGCCTATGCTGGACACCTGAAAGAGATAGCCAACTACTAGCCGCGAAGGGACACTTTAATGGTACATTCGATTTCTAAGGATAACTTTAAGTGGGATGAAGGGGGTGTGTATATAGACTGGACTGCCATAGAAACTACACGCCACCTTATCCTAGACTACATAGTACTGCTTACCTCATCACGCACTACTCGTGAGGATTATGATGCGGAATATGTAGATGATAAACTTATTAATGCTCGACTACTACTATCTAACTTGGGGGGATAATGATTAAGGAAATTTCAGAAGATGATTGGGATTATGTTATCGATAGCGACTTGTATGAGTCCCTTGAGTGGGCTATGAAAACTAATCGCGAAGATGATTATATGTACAATTACATTCATAAATTGACCGACTATCTCAAGGCGAGAGAGGCAGGGGGTAACTAATGATTGGCATCGACCAATTGGCAGACCTAGTGCGTAAGTATAATGACGGAGTAGAGGGAGATATTGATATGGCTCCCTCTGCCGAGGCTACGATTGACCTAATCAGTATCAAGTTGCGAGAGAATGGATATCAAGTATGAATGAGGTAATGATTGAGGAAGTGCTCAAAGGTTATGATGTTCATCTTCGGTTCACTGAGTATTCTGCTTGGACTAAGGATTTAACCTTCATTGATAAAAGCGATATGTCCTTATGGCGTGCTCGCCTTCACTGGGATATTAGCGACGGGTACTCGCTCACTTGGCTAGGTGTCCCACCTAAAGATTTACTTGGACTTAGTGAGCGACCCGAGTTTGAGTATGTAGTAGACTGTATTACTGAGGGAGATAGTGTATTAAATTAATACACTAGAGAGGACACTATGAGCATAGATAGAAACTATCGTGACCTTGGCTCTGAGTTATCAGAGGCTTGGATTGAGGCTAAGTCTGATGAACTTCTTACTGATGCTGAAATAATTAATATGTTCCTGCGTATTCTACAATCAAGGGGATATGAAGTATGAGTGAACCTGCTTGGCTAGACGGAGATGATTCCGCTAGGGGTATCGACCCCATATGCGACGAATGCGATACCCAACACGACGAAGATGATTCGTGTGGGGGTGATGACCCTGACAGACTTCACGACGAAATGTACGAACTCGACTAACCGAAAGGAGTTGGTAACTGCTAGGTAAAGTCCTACTTGTATTCACGATTGGCGCGTTGGTAGTTGGTATCAACCCACTGATTATGGTACTATTAGTACTTGGCGGTTATCTAATAAATATAATATGATTACAGGCAATTGTACTAATAGTAGTAACCCTGATTTATGGTTTCCCGAAGTACCAGCACACCGCCCTAGCATTGCTCGCACTGAGGCTATGGCTAAGAGTGTACAGGAAGCCCTTGATATATGTAGTACCTGCCCTGCTAAGGCAGAATGTTTAGCAGAAGGAATGAAGCCTGAGAATTTGCCTCACGGCATCTTTGGTGGTATGCTTGCTGGTGATAGATTGTTATCCACCGGTGTTAAAAGAGATAACTTTAATGTTCGCTCTCAAGAGTACGAGGCTATTAACTTAGCGATGCGATTAGAGCCTTGGTTAAGGTGGTGAGTGTATTAAATTAATACGATACTCTACGATACTAGCAATCATATTGTTCATTATCCTAGGAGTTAATAAGGTAGCCGAACCTAAAGCACAGCCAGTGCGGGTTTGGACAGTAGATGATAGCAAGGCATATGCTAGAGATAAGGTACTGGCATATGCTGACAAGCAGTGGGCTTGCCTAGATAAGTTATGGACACGCGAAAGTAACTGGCGACCCAAGGCATACAATACAATCAAGGTTATGGGTAAGAATGCGGGTGGTATTCCGCAGATATTAGATATGAACCCTAACCTTGCGCCCACTTTACAGATTGATAGAGGTGTATCCTATATCCTGTACAGATACGGCACATTCTGTAACGCGCTTAAGCATCACTATAAGAGAGGGTGGTACTAATGTTTGACCTTACTGGTGAACCCACCCTCGCGTGTATCTGCGGATGTAAGATGTTCCAGATTACAGTGATGTGGGATTCAGATAGAACAGTAGGCTGGTATGATTTACAGCAGAAGTGTAAAGATTGTGGTAGTATATCTACCGCACCAACGCCGATAGATGAGGGGGTATAATGGCGGGATACGAATATAAGTGTGATGAAGATAGCAGGACAGTTTTAATCGAACGACCAATGAGCGCAGAGGAAGTGATTCCTATCTGCGAGATTTGCGGTAATGAAATGGTTCGTGTATACTTCGCTACGCCAGTCAAGTTTAATGGGACTGGCTTCTACTCAACTGGAGGTTAGTATGGTTAATAAGTACAAGCGTATCGGTGATGAAGCATATCGCGATACGACGCAAGTCGAGACCATTAAGAATAAGTTAATCGGTTTCGGCTTTCCTAAACTCGATGCTCGGTACCTAGCCCGTGAGATTGCCACGAACTTAAATAACTATGGCAATATTATGGATATGTTCGAGCGTCAGCGTGCTGAAAAAATGTCCAACACAAACTTTAAGGAGATTGTCGATGCCAGAAATCGCGCCCGACTCGGAGTACCGCAACCAGTTAATCACTAGTATCGAAAGGTCATTAGAAGAAATCGAAGAAAGCCTGCGCTCTCTGCGAGATGACAATGGCTAAGTCGGACTGGGATTTAGATTTGCGAGCAGGTGAGGAAGGTGAGTCTAAGATTGCTGACTTGCTCGCAATTGATACAGTCGAAGTTAAAACTGATAGACGCTGGAAAGAAACAGGTAATGTTTATATAGAAACTACCTGCTACTATGTTAAAGATAAGCAATGGAAAGACTCAGGTATTATGGTCTCAAAAGCAACACATTGGGCATTTATGCTTGAGGATGTGGCACTTATCGTGCCGAAGGAATATGTACTAAAAGCAACACTCGAGTGGGGAAGGCCCATATCTTGCGATATAGAACCCAACCCATCTCGAGGTTATCTTATCACTCCGAATGAAATCGTTGAGTGGGTAAAGCGAAACAGTGTATTAAATTAATACACCTCTGATGGTGCCTCTGTCTCAGATTCTTGAGCAGGGGCATCGTCGTCTTTATAGGGACGATATCCACCAATCTTAAATATCAATCGTCGGATTGCTCGACCAGTGCGCATACGCGCAGCATCTTCGCTACCCAACTCTAATTCCTTGGCTACTTCATCATAGGTCATTGATTCAGCATAGCGAAGGAAGAGAATCTTCCTATCTTCTTTATTAAGTTTCCAGTAACCATAATCAATCTCGAGCATAAGAACTGTAAGATTGCCACCTTCGGAAGGCGCAGCATTACTCTTGCCCTCTCCTTGAGATACCTTGGCGGTTAAGCCAATCTCTCCACGAAGTACCGAAGGTAGGATTGCTTCTACCATTTCTGGGTCATAGTAATAGTTATCGGATACTTCGTATCCAATTGACTTAGCCTTCCAGCGTTGGCAGTAATCTAAGGCTTGGTTACGCAAAGAACGATAGATAAGATTCTTAGCATCACGTTCTCCTATGGCTTCCCAAGTATCCAACTTAGTTGGGTGCTCGAGAAACCATTGATAAAGAGATTGCTTGATATCATCTAGTTCTACCATATCGTATTTCTTATGATACTCTGAGGCTACACCGATAACGATGTAGTCCCAGGGCTCAATACGGTTCCAGTCTAGTGGACTCACTTCCATACCTTTCCGCCATACACGAATGAACCATCTCGCTGGATAGGAACAATCTGTGGCGTTACTTTATTGCCGTCGACGTGGAGCACTCCGAAGCCTTGCTGCCAAGTGAATAGACCACCCTTGATATACTTAGCATTAGAGTAATCCATAAGGTTGCCAACTTCTAATCCCCATACTACCTTTGGCTTACCGCCAGCATATGTCTGCGTATGATGGGTAAGACCCATTCGGTGCGTGTGTCCACACACTACTGACATACCAGAACGCTTCGCTAATCCAAGCGCAGTAGCACCAGCCGTAGGTTGTACATTGCCTTCGTCTCCGTGAAAGAGTAACCAGTTAGGAGCCAATTCATATGGCTTCTCGTGGTATGTAGCACCGATTTCATCGAGGCGTAGGAAGTTCTTAAGTTCCAATTCAGGGAGCCCTAAGAGTCCAGGAGCACGCATCATTACAGTGTTAAACAATCGGTCAGTATGATTACTGCGAATCATATGCTTAATCTGGAGTTGCTCTAGGATGCGTGTAGTCTCATCGCGGTTCTTCCCAATGCTGCGCTCCCACTCTAGGTGGGTGCCCTTACTCCATTTTGAAATGGTCTGCATATCCATTTCGTCTCCGACAGATACTACTTCGTCAGGCTTAAACTGTTTGATAAATCGTGCTAGGTTATCTACTGCACGCTTATCGTGATAAGGTATCTGTAAGTCAGATACACAGACTATAGTTTTCAATTACTTGGCTCGTCTCTTGTTCTCTTTGGCGACGTTCTTCTTATGTGACATCGCTTGTAGGTTACCGATACCATCGCGCCCAGCACGACCACCATTATCCTTGTGGTCTACATCAGTTGACTTACTTAGTTTCTTTCCTGTTGCCTTCTTAAAATCAAGGCGTGCCTTGTTAGTAGAAGTTGTTTCAGTAGTGCCGTCCTTCTTCTTGCGCTTGATGACATAGATAGGTCTGCCACCATTCTGCTTGCTACCTTTATATGGTCCAAAGATTTTCATATCTTCACCTTATTCACTACATATTTTGATTTATCTGATAAAGACCAAGGGTCATTATTAGGAAGATTAACAATGTCGGTTGTATCTAATTCCTCAACAATACCTGACTTAATAATGATGTTTTCTAGTTCCTGAATACGCCTAAACAATTCATCAATTTGAAGCGTTTTAGATTTATTATCGCTTTTCAAGTCACTAATATCATTACTGGTGCGAAACTTAAAACCTACGCTTGATATACCACCAAAATAATCGAGATTTATGCTACTATAATCTTCGGCAAGTCTTTGATAAAACTTTTGATTCTTTTCTTCTATCTCTTTTTTTCTCACTTCTTGCCCCACTTTCCTCGTAGAACTAGCAATCCAATGATTGCGTAGTTAGCCATATCCTTAAATGAATCCTCTAGGGATTCGTATTGCGGTGTTTGATTGCTATCAGTTAGGTTATTGATGCGAGCCAACTTGTCGTGGATTCGCACACGCAGTCCGTTTAGTGGACCGCCAGGAGAGTCGCTAATGTTCTTTGGTCCGTAGTCTTTATGCTTCTTGAGAAGCAATGACATAAGTTCGTCATAGACAATCTTTACTTCATCTGAGAAGTCAGGAGCGGGACGTGGAGTGTAATTTTTAATATCGGGTGACTTGCCTTCGTGGGAAGGACCTCGTAATCCGATACGTTCATCCCTTGTTCTACCAAGTGGGTTATAATCTGCCATATTTCCTCATCCCTTGCCTTCATCAGTAGGTTTCTCGTTATCTATTAGTTCTTGTAATTCCTTATCGATATCTTCCATATGGTCGTTAACTATCATATCTTCGACGATACTTCGCATCTCGCTAGGATTGGTTTCCGCAGCGTATAATGTTGCGTATGTTGATTCTGCTATGCTACGAACTTTACTTGGTTGAGATGCGTATGAATAGAAGCATCGCAACAGTGAACCTATCATCAGAGAATAACCATTGGGAAGGATTAACTTAGGGTCAAACTCTGCTTCATTCTCTTCTAGTAAATGGTCTGTTGCCTCAAACACATTCTCGAAATGCTCACCGCAGGTAGGGCAAGGTGGTATCTTATTCTTCATTGCTTAATCCCATTCTATCGCGTATGAAATCTGCCCCGTGTTTGACGTAGATTGAGTTAACATCTTCGCCGTCAGGCATTGATATAATAGTGACTGGTAATTCTCTAGCAAGAGATGTTGCAAATTCTTTTCCAGGCTGGTCGCCATCAGCGAACACGAATATACGCTCAAAGTCGGCGAGTAATCTATTGTAATGCTTCTTCCAAGAGTTAGCCCCAGGAACACCGATACAAGGTATACCAACGCAACGACTGAGAGTGATAGTGTCGAGTTCACCTTCGCATACCCCAATCCAATCGCCTGCTCGTTCTATATCTAATACATTATACATCTTGGTCTCTTGACCAGTCATTCCCATATACTTCGGTTCCACCGCTGGATTAAGCGACCTAAAACGAATATCAACAACACCAGTTTTAGTGATGTAAGGAATCGATAGACGACCTTCGAATGCTTCGTGCCCAGCATCAGGTTCCGAAACTACGCCGAATCGCGCCAGTCGTGCTACTTCCTTTGATATGCCCCGACTTGCTAGGTAATCTTCGGCCAGATGAATATTTTCCGCGTACCTGTGTGTGGCTTTCGCCAGTAATTCCTTCTGCGAGAGACTTTGCTTCACGTATATCGACTCCTTCCTGCTTTGCTATAATCTGTAAACTGTTACCGCACATACCGCAGGCAAAACAGTTGAATATGTTTTCTCTTGTATTAAAACTTGCGCTTGCGTGTGAATCATCGTGGAACGGGCACTTGATATTTACTTGCCCAGTCGTTCTGCGTACTACTGCGCCATAGTGCTCAAGCACTGAGACGATATCTGGTAGGTCATCAGTCATCAAAGACATCACCCAATCTAAATACTAAATAGGCATCTGATAGAGCCTTGCCTCTGGCTTTAATGATTACTGCTGGCAGTACTGCGTTGCGGTCTAGCGACCTTGCTTCCGCATAATGCGTTGCTTCAACTTGAGATTCTTTTTGCCAACCAGAAAGGTCAATGCTGTTGCCTGCACCTGGCGCTTTACATTCGATAATCCCGATGCTTCCAAGGAAGTCCGACTTGACGACAACATCGCCTTCGTCCTTTGCACCAGCACGTGCCAAGCGTTCAGCATCGTAACCACGACTACGGAACCAATCCCTAATATCTGTTTCAAATGTTGCTCCTCTTGCTTTATGTGATTTTCTAGTTGTCATTATGAGTTCTCTGGAATATCTTCTATGTACATATACTCTGGATTAAATGCTAACCAGGTCATTAGCGTTCCTCCCGCGTCTGCTCTTCCATAGCGATTCTTGACTGATGCAACGCCCATCGACGTGCCAACAGTCCCAAGCGTACAGATGAGAGCAGGGAGTTGGGAAACCTTCCCTTGAATAGCACTTCTTGGTTGACAAGGTGTGCCAGGAATTGCTTCCGAAGTGTGGTGTAGTACAACAATCGCCGCGTTAGTCGCTCTAGCAAGGTATTTTAACTCCTTCATAATGGCTCGCATTGATGCGAACTCTTCGCCACCATCTGTGGCAACATCCATAAGGTTATCAAGGACTATAAGGGATGGCGAGCATCCCCATAGTTCCTCGAATGCTTGTACTTCTTCTGCGATATCCTCTAGAGTAGGAGAGGACTCGAAGCACCAGACTATGTGGCTTCCTTTTTGGAGGACTGCCTTAGTCCAACCAACATCAGTATTAAGTTTCTGTTCAACATCGCTTTGACTCTTGCCGGATATCATAGAAGCCAAGCGCATAGCCATTGTATGAGCATTCGTATCTGCTGATATGTATAGTGTTGGAACATTAGTCTTAAGTGCTAGCGCAAGAGCGAGTGTAGATTTACCCGCTCCTGGCGCACCTGCGAACATTGAAACTTCTGAACGCCGAATGATAATCTTATTTGCTTCAAATGCTTTGAAACAACTAGGAAGAGGTTCCCCGCCAATTGAGGCTCGTCCTACAGAACGTACTAGAGTTCTCATTAGTCTCCCTTCCTAGTTGCTCAAAATGGAAATAGTTCGTCTTGCTTTAGTTCACTGGCTTGCACTGCTCTGGGCCCTGTGGCAGTGGGCATACCCACATTGCGTAAGGCTTGCCCGTCTTGCTGGAGACTCCCGCCTTGTACTTCCGCGCTCCGTGCTGGCACGTTGGTGCTGAGGTACCTGGTGCTTCCCCCGCCTGGGTCGGAGGCGAGTATTGCACTTGCTCGATGCTTGGCGTGGAAGGCTGCGTCGATAAAGGGTTAAGAGTGTAAGCACCCACCACCAACTTCTGTACAGCAGCAATCTGCGTAGAGTAATCGCCGATTCCCTCAAGCATTACGCTTAGTTCATCAGCAGTCTTAGCGCGGATGTTAATCATATCGCCTGCTGGCGTTTTATATGATACTTGCAGTTTCCATTCTTCTGTCATTTCGTTTCCTTTTTCGTAGAGAACTGGCAGTATTCGGTGAGACCACACATATACTGACAGTTGTTAGTGTTTGGTAGAAAAATTCCTGCTTTGCGAGCCTTATCGAATCCTTCGATTAAGTACTCCATCTTGTCTCGTGTGTATGTAGACAAGTCAATCATCTCACCGACACCAGAGTGTCGTGACATATAGTAGTTACCCTTGTTAACTGGAATGCCGAACTGTTGTTCGAGTCCCAACTTATAGAAGCCAAGTTGTAGGCTTGATGCTGGAGTATTCTGCGAGGTCTTAAGGTCTACGATGACAAGTTCGCCATCAACCTCAAACACGCGGTCAATAATCATCTTGACCTGAACGCCAGCAACGACTGGAGTAAGGGCTAATTCGATTGCTGGCACACCTTCTGGCGTATGCCAAATCTTCCAGTTAGGATTAGCCTCACGCCAACTGATGTAGCCTTGTACCCATTGTGGTCCTGTAAGAGTCCAGAACCCAACATCTTCCTTATTAGGGTGTAACTTAGTAGCACGACCACCGACGCGGGCATTGGTTAAATCAAGGTCTCCCTTGGATTGTACCCAAGCCTCATCCCATAACTGCTTTACAGGGTCTTGCATCATAGTGTACTCTTATCGTAGTTCTCGCAAGCGAGGTGGAATGTTGAGCCACCAACAGACCAGACGGATGGTTCCTCGGGCTTTTGGAGTAGTCTACCTAGGTAGTATTGGTAACCACACGAAATAAATGTGGTGATAGCCGAGTACGAGATATGCTCGGGTAGCGTATATTCTTCTAGTTGGATTGACATATAGAGAATTATGGACTACAATTGGGATTCTGTCAAACACTTAATAAGTAGTTGACAAGTTAGGATTGGTATGAGTATACTTGATATTAATAAGATATATTATATACAAACGCCTAGGGGCGTTTGTTAATATATATATTATTATATTATATAATATCTAAGGAGTACTATGTCAAGCACTTTTCTAGCATCATTCTATGCGTTTCTACTGGCTGGATTCCTACTCAAGTTGGTAGATGAACTCCTAGTCGAGTTCCGCAGTCGACAACGGGATAAGAAACTATCCCAACTGCTAGGTCATCTCGAAGATTTTGAAGAACTATGCGATTGTGAAGATGACTAACCTATAGAAACGACAAAAGACCCCCTTATCCTAGGATTACTCCTAAGACGAGGGGGTTTCTTGTTTCTAAAGGCTATTTAAAGCCGTTTTTGGGCTATGCTACAGGCTTGCTACCCTTGCCAAATTCCTTGGCTGATGGGTCAAGAGCCTTGAATAGAGGGGCAGCCACTGCTGCAACCGCTGCTGTTGCTAGGGTCTTTATATTGGTCTCACCTGCGAGGTAAAGGGCTAGGACTGCTGTCAAAGCACCGCGTAGGTATGAGCCTACAACTGCTTCTACTTTTGTCTTTGTCATTACTTGCTCCATTTCGGTCTGCCAAATCCAGTAATGAATACTGCGATTTTGCGTTTATTGTTTGGTCGGTAAGCACGGATACGCTCCGCAACTTCCCCACCATTATCTTGAGAACCCTTAGCCTTGTGCTCAGGGGATGTGTTTCCCTCTATGGTGGTAACTGTGCCGTCGCCATTGTCTTTGACAACAATGCCTACGTGCTCAGTCGCTGCTCCACCTTTGACGAAATCAAAGAATACGATGTCCCCTGGGGCTGGCTTAGCGGTAGCGGCATTGAACCACGACCCTAATCCTTGGAATCCTGCTACTCCTGCTGGAGTATATACGCAGTTAGGAATCTTAAGTCCTACCTGTGCTGCGCACCACATTACAAATGAACCACACCAAGGCTGTCCATCGTGCTTGGTGAATTTACCATACTTGGTAAGGTTCTCTTTCTGTTCTACTGTGCCAACCTCTTTGATAGCAACAGTGAGAAAATCGCTTACTGTGTTCATAGTTTCTCCGCTATAAGTTTAAATAACTCGTCGACGCGAGACTCGAGTCTAGTAACTGCATCTTTAAGTGAGGAGCCACTATTAGGTTTAAGTTCGTTAAGATAGTGGATAATCATAAAGCGCAATATTCCAGTTGCTCCGCCAATTACTGTTACTGTGGCGATGGCAATGGCAGCCCAAGTGCTTGCATCAATTTTCATTATACTGTCCTAATGGTTATCTCAATAATACCACCGAAGCCCGAGAATCGCTTGTCCGGTGGTGTTAGGCGGGTGAAGGTAATTTGCTCAATAACAACGGAACGAGATTCGTTCGTGCTAAAGTCTTGCCAGGTGAGGATGTCGCCATCTTCTTCTGCTTGTTCGAGTGCCGTAAGGCGTGCCAAAGCACTGCCTTCATACCCCTTAACAGAGTTGTACCTATCTGTTTCAACATCGAAGCAGAATACTGGAAACTGCATAATGCGGTGACGCTGGGTAGCAATCAGAGCCTTTGCTTGGTAGCCCTTAAAGGTTGGGCCCTTAGTATTATCAGTAGCATCACGAAGTAATTCAAACTTGTAAG